GCGGGAGCCGGTGGCGTCCTGGCTAATAAAGATGCTGCCGCTTTGGCCGGCTGCGATGTTGGTGGGGTTCGCCAGCGTGCGGTTGCCAGCGAGGGTCACGGCAAAATTGCAGGCCGCATCAAAGTCCGGGGTGATGGTCGCGCCGTCGGTGAGCGTTGCGATGGTCGCCGTGGCGCTGAGCACCGTCACCCGCCCGGAGGCTGCCAGCACGATGTTGTTGCCGCTGGCGCTGGGGTTCTTGAGGTTGGTTGTAGATAGCGTGCTCATGATCAGCCCTCGTAGAGAATGTTGATCGACCCGGCGTCAAAGGTGTCGGTGCCGTTGACGGTCGTGATGCGGACGCGATCTAGGGTGCCGGAGAGGGATAAGGTCCCATTGACCAAGCAAGTGTCTCCGTTGGTTGCTGAATTAGTGTGTGACCCTGATAGGTTCCAGTTATTAGAGGAGACGTTGACCAAATAGAAGACGCCGTATCTTGTAGTTGTTGATGCCTGACCGTCAGAAGTGACAAACCCAGCCGACATAGCTGTGTAGACGTTGTTCGGAGCAACGCCAAATCTAGTTGCGTAGCCAATGTATCCAGATGTTGTAAAACTACCCGAGCCAATCTGAATTTGAAGAGCAGAACTACCGTTCGTACTCACCCCGTTAAACATCACCGTCACCCGCTTGACCCAACTCGGGATCCCAGTGAAGTCGATGCTGGTGCCGCTGGTGCTGTTCTGAGCGGTGGCAAGCGTCATCCGCCCGCGATCAGCAAAGCTCAGGGTGCCGCTGCCGTTGGTGACCAGCGCCTGATCGGCGGAGCCATTACCAGTCGGAAGCACCAGCGTGTTCGAGCCAGCCACCGCCGGAGCGTCGATCTCGGTGTAGCCAGATGTGCTGCCGTTCAGCCGGATTGTCATTGGTTTGCCTCCAGGGCGGTCTTGATGTCGTCGGGAGTAGACGCGCCTTCGATCACGCCTTGGATCAGGGCGTACTTATCGCGGATCTGCTGGCGGGCTTCTTCTGCTGCGGTGGCGTCAGCACCAGGGATCTGCTTCATGATCACCTCGTCGTAAGGGGCAAATTCCTCAGCGCGTTGCTGGCGGCGACGGTCGTGGCCGATCTCTTTGCATTTATCAAGGTCGTGCTCCACGCAGCAGTCGCCCATGACCCAGGCATTGCGGAAGGTGCGGTCGCTGGGGATGTCGGCTTCGTCCACGATCTCGTAGGGCACGCCTTCGGGTACATCCTTGAGAGCCAGTTCGACGGACTCGGTTGGGATGATGATGGAGACTCCGCCGGTCTCGTTTTGGTAGATGATTCGTTTCATGATGGGTTAGCGGAAGATGGCGACGTTATTGTTGGCAGTATCGCCAGAAAGTGCAGCGCCTGAGCTTGTGTTTACGCGAACACTGCTAGTTGCGTAAGAAAAAATAGTGAAACTTTCAGAGTTACTTCCTTTGGGTCCAGTAGTTCCCACAGCGGAATAGTTGGCATCCGGCATCGCATTGGTGAAGTTCACCGTATAGTCCCCCGTCCCATTATCCGTAATGCTGCTCACGTTGTAGCTCGCACGGATCGCCACGGTGCCGGTGCCGTTGAAGTTCACCCATGCCTTGCAGAGTTGCCCTTGCTCAGTGGTGCCGATCTTGGCGAAGGTGACTGCGTTGGCCGCGATGTCCGCCGTGGTGATGCAGTCGTCGGGCAGGCCGCCTGCGCTGATGCCGGTGATTGTTCCAGAGCCGTTGATTGCGATTGGCATGACTTACACCACCACCCAAGAAGCGCCCGAGGGCACCGTAACGGTCACCCCAGCGTTGATCGTGATCGGTCCGGCCGACATGGCGTTTTTATTTGCAGTCAAAGTGTAGTTGGTAGTCACCGTCTGACCATTCTCGTAGAAGATGTCATCAGACGATCCACCCGTTGCACCGCCGCCAATGGCGCCCCAGGCGCTGGCTTTGTAGCCCTCGAACTGGTTGAGGGTGGTGTTGTACCGGATCATCCCGTTGACCGGGGTGCCGGGGCGTTGGCCGGTGGTGCCGTCCGGCAGTTCAAGCGCCGTGGTGGTGCCGAGGATTACGTTGCCGGTGAAGGTCGCGCCAGCCAGAGACGCCAAACCAAGGTTGGTGGAGGCCAGCGTGCCAACAGTTACCCAAGCCGAGTTGGCGGCGTTGCGGATCTTGAGCAGGCCGGTGGTCGTATCAGGCCACCACTGGTAGGCGTAGGTTGTGGTGGGTTCGACGGCGCCGCTGTTGTTGGTGGCGATTGCACCAAGGGCACCGTTGAGGTCTGAACGGACTGCCGCCCCTGTGCCGTTGGCTATGACGTAATCGTGCTGAGCCACGAATCAGGCGTCCTCTAATACAAGAAGTTTAACCGCCAAGTCCATATCCGGTTGCAGTCCATGTGAACTGGCGTGTAACAGGGCTGCCGCCTGAGTTGTAGAAGCTGATGGTAAAACCGCTTCCTGTTACGGCTGTGACTTGGAAGTAATCGCCAGCCTGCATGTTTTGAGCCGTAATTCCGACGCTGGGCATGTAGGCGTTGAGCCCGCCGATGCTGGCTGTGCCAGTGAAAAATGGGTAGTTGAACAGCACGCCGGTATTTGTGGTTCCTGAAACGGCTCCCACGCTTTGGTCTGTTCGGCGTTGCACGGTTGCCAAATACCCCAGCTCGTCCACGAGGATGTTTTCGGCAACATCGCTGCTGGTCAGCGTGGTGCGGAACTGGAAGCCGCGACCCTTGAAAGTGCCGTTAACAAATGGTTGCCAAGCGTTCCAAGTAGGGGTGCCACTGGGGTTGTCCGTCGTGCTGCGGAGTTCCAGCGTGGCGTTTACCGCGTCAATCACGCCGCCGTCCCAGTCGCTCCAGGTGTCCACGTCAGCAAGGCGGCTGTCGATCAGGTCACTTGGGTAGTAGCCACGGGTGACGAAGTAACGGCTGAAGTCGATTGAGAAGGTATTGCCGAAATCAACTGTGGTGGCGAAGTCGTAGGTGCCTGAGGTTTGCACGGCGCCCATCACGTCAAATGTGGGCAGCAGGTCCACGTCAAGCACGTCATCCAAAAATTCCGAGCCGTCCAGCGTCAGCGCATCGAACTCGTCGCTGTAAAAGGTGTTGGTGCGCGTGCCCTGATACGGCGGGGTGTCCTGATCTTCACGGCGGTTAATCAGTACGAGCGGCGCCAAAGCATCTGGCAATTCGATGATGACGCTGGTTTCGTTGACGCTTTGGTTGCCGCTGTCATCTTCAAATTTGACCAGCACCTCGCCTTCCAGAAGCGGAATGATGGCCTCCGTTGAGCTGCCGGATTTGGCCGGAATCAGGTCAACGCTGTTGCTCCAGGTCGCGGTGCCATCGGTCAGGCTGCTATGGCGAATGTGGATTTTGCCGCCGACTTTTACGTCAAGGTCAACCGTTTCGTCCCACTTGAGTCGCCCCGAGTTAGGCGTAATCGCTTCAAAACTCAGGTTCTGAACGTCGTTCGGCGGTGTGGTCTTCCCGAACAGCGTGAACTGCGCCGTTGAAATCTGGCTGCCTTTGTTCAGGTAGTTAAAGGCTTGAATTTGAACGCTGAGCAGACCCGGATGGGTGTTGGTTATTTTCAGCGATGGAGATGTTGTTTCGGCCTGCAGCCAGTTGTCGTCGTCAATTTTGTACTTGATAACAAACTTGGTTACGGATTGTTTGGGGCTGATCCAGCTAAGGCTGAAGCCGGAAAAGACGCTTTGGCCGTCTTGGTAGAAGTATTCTTCGCCGCCGATATTGCTAACCGGATCTGGTGCATTGCTTAAATTGCTGATGTCCGGCTGAGTCAGTTTGTTGTCAGTTTCAATGGCGTCGTAAATGCTGCTGTTGTACTGCAGGGCGGTGACGCCGTAGGTGCCCTCTTCTGATTCGGCAACGCTTAGAACACGGAATTGTTGAGCCTGAATATCGTTGGTTTGGATCAGCCAAATAGCGTTAAAACTTGGCGCTTCGTTGAAAGGACTACCAACAGTAATTGTGGCGTCAGTAATAGCTTGGATTGGACGGAGTTCGACGTTGCCGCTAGGCATGATGACTGAAATAGTCGGATTGTTAGCAAGGTTGACGGATAGGTTGTTGCTGGAATCAACCGTGATGGCGGTTGTGGTGGCAGAGCTGACGCGGCCACTGCGGCGTGTGCCAGCTTTCATCGGGTCGGCAACGTCAATTACCATGCCAGGGCGCAAGATGATGCCGCTGTCAACTGACACCGAAAAGCTGACGGTTTCAGTCAGGTTCTGTTCGCTCAGCAGCGCCCATTTACCAGCGCGATGGGCTTGGCCTTGGCTATAGCAGCCGAGAGCTTTGATGTCCTTGTTGATGATGCCGTATTTGGCTACGGCGTCTGCGTCTTCAATGTATTCGTACTGAACTTCACCAAGCGTGTCGTAGGACTGCCAAGCGACGGTGGCGACTGTGTGGCGGGCTTTTTGAGATGTGCCGCTGTAAATAAAAATGCCGTCAACGACGTTGCTTGGTCCCAGCAGGTATTGCGAGTCGGTGGGTTTGTCCTGCTGGAGCACCATTGAACCGGCGCCGTAGTAAGCGATGCCACGAAACAGGCTTGTCATCTCTTGGATGACGTTGTAAACCTCGTCGCGGCTGTTAATCAGCAGGTTGCAGGCAAACCGTGGCTCCAGTCCGCCTTTGCCGTTATCAACCAACTCGTTGCAGTATTGGCTGATTGCGTAGAAGTCGTAGCGATCCAGGCTGCTGACTGGAACGGACGCGCCATAGCGGGTGCTGGTCAGCAAATCCCACAAACACCAAGCGGGGTCATTGCACCACGTGGCGGCGCCAAAAGTACCGTCCCAAACGCCGGAATACGTGACGCGGCCTAGGTATGTAGAGGTGTCAACTGTGGCATTGCTGGGAAGCTGGATTTTGATGCCACGAATCAGATACTTGCGGCTTGGAATGTTATTGAAGTTGCGGGCATCAAAGCGCAGGCCGATTAGGGCGCTGTTGGGGTATCTAAGTTTGTCGTCAACGATTTCCGTGTAACTTTGCCAATACAGTTGATTTTGCGTTTTGCTGGATGTTGAGTCAGCAGTAAGACGGATGATGCGAATATCAACGGGGAACGCGCCAGCTAGCGCAAACTCGTAATCCCTTTGGTACGACGTGCCTGTTTTGCCACTGATGGTATCGGTTTTGATTTCTGTGTAGCCGCCGCCGTTGTATTGTGCCTCAATTTTGAGTTGAACGCTGCTGCCATAAATATCGCCGTTGCTGGAAAAAGATTGCAGGGAGGGAAGCTGTACTGTTACGCGAATACGGTCAGTATTAGTAGCGGTGATGGTTCTGGTTGCTGGTGCGTTGTACAGCAGTTGAACGCCAACGGCTTGCTCAGATTCGGCACCAGTGGCAATTTCGCTGATGAACGACTGGGATTGCGTACCAGTGCGAGTGACGACGGTGTAGCCCTGAAAGTTGGAGTTGCCGCTGACGTCAACGACGGGGGTTTCGTCAAGGTAGATACTTTTATTGCCGTCTTCCAAGCCTTGAATTTCGCCTTCGCTGATGAGGTCGATAACGCGGGCGTACTGGACTGATTGCAGCGAGTCGTCGGCTTCCGTTGGCGTATAGGACTGAGCACTGCCACCGCCACCTTTGCCGCCACCACCGCCGCCACCACCAGCGCCCGCAATTCCCAAACCGAGGCCGGCATTGTGGACACGGATGTTGTTGGCGATGAAGGTGTGGTGGCCTTCGACCGTCAGGTTGTAGACCGTGCCAGTGGTAATCTCGGTTTTGCTGACGATGGGGCGCAGGTGACCGTTGGCGTCAACGAGGCAGTCATCGGACCCGAGAGTGTCGATTTCGACGAAGGCGTTGAACTGGTTTAAAACCCAGTGGTTGGGAGTGGCATCAAGATGCTCGCCGCCCCAGAGCGTGTAGCGGATGACGCGCTCGTTTTCGTGGACGTGGACTTTGAGGACTTGGGCTGTGTGCAGCGTGCCGTGATCGTCAAAACTCAGGACATGATCACCTTCCTTGAGTTCGTCGATGCGACGTGTGCCACTTGGCGTGGATACAGGGGTATGTCCTAGGAAGCAGCCGCCTCCGCCACCACCGCCAGAGCCAACAATCCGTGTCATATCAGTTGATTAACGTCAAGGCCGCTGGAAATCACTGCTGACCCAACGAAGACGCGACCGTAAGCGATTGGTACGGGGAGACCTTGTTTTGCAGTGTTAACGATGCCGGAAAACGTGAAAGATTCAAACTTTGCTGCGTCGCGCCCGCGTTCAAACGTTGTTGAGGATTGCGTGGAAACCGGAGAAATCATTTGCGCTACTCCGGTAAGGACCATTCCAGCGCCTACCAGGCTCAATGTTGTGGCAACTGTCGTTAGTGTCGCGATAGTAGATGCCGAGCCGGTTATTCCGAGAAGACCCGCACCACCTCCAAAAATTCCGGCGCCGGGCAGTAGGAACGACAGTGCGATTAAGCCAATACCAATACCAATTTGAGCCCCCGAGCCTCCGGCACCACTCAGCATGGGTGTAATACTAAGAACCTCACGCTCGCTCCAAGGCCCTGCAACTAAAGGGTAGTTGTCTTCGTTGATTTTTTCTTTCCCGATCGTTACGCGATAGCTGACGCCATCTTTCTCGCTATCCAGCAACCACTTTTGCAAACCAGGAAAATTTACACACAACGCCTTAAACGCCTGCGCCGGGGTGTCGGCTTCAAACTGGAAACGGCACTGACCCAGCTTTTTGCGGAGTGCGCCGTAGACCTTAACGACTTTCATGCCGCAGGACTCGGGCGGTGCTCTTCAAATAATAACCGCCGTACAGATCACGGCTACTGAGTCGGCCTTG